GCAATGATGTGTACCACACTAAGGTGGTAACTAAAACATTAAAACCAGAGAAAATTAAGTATATACCATGGTGGGTTAATTTCTTTGCTGTACTAGGGGTAATACTATTTATATATATATTATATAGATTGATTAAATTATATTTACTTAAAGGTTTTTAACGATGCAAATAAGTATAGGTATATCTGTAAAGGGATCACGAACATCAGGTTCCGCACCTGTAAATTCGTCACCACCTGTAATTAGTGGTGCAACTACACTTGGTAGTGTACTTACTACTACTAACGGAACATGGACATTTACTATTTTATTTTCTTATCAATGGAATCGAAACGGCTCACCAATACCAAGTGCCACAACATCTACTTATACACTAGTTCAAGCAGACTCGGCAAGTGCAATTACTTGTGTAGTTACTGCTACTGATGCAGAAGGCTCAACACCATCAACATCTAACACACTTACTACACCAACATATGTTACTGATCCCGATGCACAAGCATTTATTACGGCAACTGCAATAACTGACACCACGCAACAAAACGCTATTGATGCCTTAGTAATTGGCTTAAAAACCGATTTACTTTGGACTAAAATGTTGGCAATTTATCCTTTTGTTGGTGGTACTGCAACAACTTGTAAATTTAACTTAAAAACCCCTTTAGATACTAATGGAGCATTTAGATTAAATTTTGTTGGAGGTTGGACTTTTTCTAACAATGGAGTAACACCAAATGGAATTACCGCATTCGCTGATACTTTTTTTAGTCCAAGTGTAAATTGGGTTTTAGGTAATAGTTCATTTTCGGTTTATTCAAGGGTTAATAATTCAGAAGCGGGTGTCTTAATGGGAACAAGAAGCCTTGCTTTTGCATCAAATTTAAGCCTTAATTTAAGAAATGGAGGTTCTTCGCAACTTTATCACAATACAAATGCGGGTGCTACTCTTGCACCACCTTCAAGTGCTATAAATTTTATTTCAAGCAGAATAAATACAACTGAAGTAATTACAACACAAAATGCAAGTTCTACAAGCACTTTAAGTGGCGAAAATGAACTATCAACTTTTCCAATTTACATATCGGCACAAAATTTTACGGGAACTGCGTCAACTTTTTCAACAAGAAACCTTGCATTTGCACACATTGGAACAGGTTTAACACAAGCAGAATGTATCTTACTATATAACCGAATACAAACTTTTCAAACAACTTTAAGCAGACAAGTATAATGAATGTAGGACTTTTAACAATAGAACAAAAAGACTTGTTGATAGGGCAACAATTTATGGTTGATGTATATTTTAACCCTATTCAAGATTTAAATAATAATTGGATAATTTCAATTGAAGAAATAGACCAATGTAATAACCAATTTTCTTGGGTTAAAGAATTAGAGTTAACTAACCACCAAGCAAAAGTAGACGAAGCACTTGAAGATTTAGACTTATGAGAACACAACTATCTTTATTAATAATGTCTGTCCAATCACAGCTATTGACACTTATATCTATTTGCCTTGCATTCTTTTTGCCGATATCAGGGATACTTCTGATGATTGGAGTACTTATTGTTATAGATACTGTTGCAGGAATCTGGAAGGCTAAGAAGATAGGAGAGAAGATTACATCTAGAAGACTATCTGCTATTATAAGTAAGTTAGCACTATATGAGGTGACCGTTATAATGTTTTTTTTAATAGATGTATTTATTCTAAATGATATCATACTAACATTCTTCAGTGTACCATTTATGTTGACTAAGGTAGTTGCACTAGTGCTAGCCAGCATCGAGGTGATGTCGATCAATGAGTCATGGAAGCGAGTTAAGAACATCGATTTATGGACCAGTCTTAAGAACCTACTATCTAGAAGTGCTGAGATAAACGATGACATTAAAAAAATAAAGAAATGACATACACTAGAGAACAAATTGAAAAAGCTGTAAAGGCTAAAGGATATGTATACTTTGCAGGTCTTAAAGACTATGATGTGAATATTGTAGGAGTAAGGAACTCAGAACCTGGTCAAAAGGTAACTAATATCTTTGATGATAAGATGACCCTATCTTATAGAATAGATGGTAAATGGTTTTATCATGAATGGGACAACACAACTGAGCCAGGCAAGAAGGGAGTAATGCAATTCCATAATGCTAAAGGAGTTGCAAGATTAGTTCCAGGACAATATAGAGGAGCTTATGCTGTATCTAAGCACCAAGGAAAGTATGAAGCATTATGTCAAAGATTATCAGATGTGACTGTATGGAGAGATGGCAATAAAGACATGATATTTGATGAGGTTAAAACTGATACTGGAATGTTTGGAATTAACATACACAAGGCAGGGACTGTTTCAAGCTTTGTAGAAAACTGGTCAGAAGGATGTTTGGTATTTAAAAAAACTAAGGACTTTAATGAGTTTATGGCTATAATTAATAAAGCAAAAGCAATACACGGCAATCATTTTACATTAACATTGATTGAATCAAATGACATTTAAAAAAAATATGTAAATTTGTAATAATGAAAAAGCAATTAGAATCTAGTAAAAGAATAGTGCGATTTGTTAGTCGTCCAGGTGTTCATGCTAAGAGCAAGACATCACAATTAAAGACATCAAAGAATTATAAAAAAAAATATAAAGGACAAGGGAAATGAAAATAAATAGCTATAACAATTCAACGCCAACAACAAGTACTACATTAATTGGATCAAACAGTACGGGAGAGACATTTAATTTTACTGTTCAATCAGTCTTTGATTTAATATACAGTGGTGTATTAAATGTTAACGCTTCTGTTGTTGCAACAAATTCAGCAACATCTGCTACAATTACTAGCACAAACACATACTTTACTGGCACAGTTGCTGGAGCTAGTTTTGCAATAACTTTTCCAGCTGCAAATTCCAACTTAAATGGTATAAAGTACACAGTAATGTCCACAATTGCAAGACCTACTACAACATGGATATCTACTGGTGCTACATTTGTTGGTGCACCTACTGCATTAGTAGCAAATACCCCAGTATGTTTTCAGTACAATCATTCTGATCTTAAGTGGTATATATCATTATAATTAGTATATTTGCATAATAAATTTAATAAAATGAAAAAAATAAAAAAAGAGGAGCTCTCTAAGTTAGTTGAGCTTAACACAAACTTTCGGGAATTAAAGTTCCAATTGGCAGATATTGAGGTTACCTTCAATAGACTTAAAAGCCAAAAAATCGCTACACTTTCAAATCTTGAAACAGCAGCCTTTGATTTATCGTCTTATCAGGATGAGATAATTAAGGAGTATGGAGACATTAAAGTAAATCTACAGACAGGTGAATATAATTAGAAAAGTGTCTATTGGCCCTGACTACATGAAGTGCATGCACTATATGTTAGGGCAAGAAGTTCTTGATAGAACTTGGGTAATAGATTCCATACTAAAGGATGACTCTGGATCAATATCTATATGGATAATTAAATCTGGAGAAATAATTAAGTGGAAAACTTTTTCTAGTAACGTTCCAACATCAATAGAGTTTAAAATAGATTTTTAATGAAGTCACCATACTGTTTTATCATCAAGCCAGTTGATGGAAAGCGGTACGATAATATAAGAACTTACGGAGGTAAGCCATTTGTCATAAGCTCATCACAGGAGGACCACAAATCTACAAATAGGTTTGCTGAGGTAATATGCACACCAATGTACTACACTGGACCAATAATGCCAGGGGACATAGTGGTTGTTCATCACAACACATTTAAGTTTTACTACGACATGAAGGGCAGACAAAAGAGTAGTTGGAACTACTTGTTTGACGACTTCTTTATTGTTCAGGACGATCAATTGTATTTGTATAAGTCAGGTGAATCTGATTGGATGGCACCGTCACCATTCTGTTTTGTGAAGCCAATCCCATCAGAAGATAAGGTGTTCTCATCTTTGGGCAGTCTTGAGGAATTGTGGGGTGAACTAATATTTACCAATAATGAATTAGAGGGTGTATCTGTTGGTGATGTAGTTTCATTTACTCCAGACAGCGAGTATGAGTTTAAGATAAACGGTGATTTAGTTTACAGAATGTACAACAGGAACATATGTCTAAAAAAATAGAGATACTTGAGGCTGGTAAGAAGGCTATTGACGAGCTTATTAAGGTTCTGATGGAGCCAATTATTACTCATGCTGAGGACGACCTTACTGCCGATAAATTAAAAAATGCAGCCTCTGCTAAAAAGCTAGCCTTTGACGATGCACTATCTATGCTACATAAGATTGAGGAGGAGGAGAACAAAGATAAAAATGTAGACATCGTTAAGATTGATCATGGAAGGCAAGGATTTGCTGAAGGAAGAGCTAAGAATGGAAAATAACTTATACAGGGTTGTTTTAGATCAAGTTTCTAAGAGTGTTGTAACTACAAGGAACAAAAAAAAAGCATGGTCTTACGGATACAGCAGTGACTATGACTTTGTTGTAATATCTAAGGACGGTACTATAGGTGATATATACGAAATAGGAGGACTAAAGGTTGCACTTCCAAGTACCCCAACCAAGGTAGACAACTTGAATAATGTTTGGACTCCAAAAGAATACCCTGAAGAACTACAAAAAATAAAAACTATTTTTGATTGGAATAGAAGGGACAATATTTTTAAGTCACGGTATATAGACTTAGTCGAGGGTGAGTTTGACAAGAGGGAGTATGGTTATTGGTTTATGAATAATAACACCCCTACCTACGTGACTGGTAGTCATTACATGTACTTACAGTGGACAAAGATAGACATTGGACTTCCTGATTTTCGTGAGTCAAACAGGATATTTTATATTTTCTGGGAGGCTTGCAAGGCTGATGCTAGATCTTTTGGTATGTGCTACCTAAAGAATAGACGTTCTGGATTTTCTTTTATGAGCTCGTCTGAGTCTTGTAGCACTGGTACTATAGTGCGTGACTCTAGAATTGGTATACTATCTAAGACAGGTTCTGACGCAAAAAAAATGTTTACCGATAAGGTTGTTCCGATAATACGTAACTACCCATTCTTCTTCAAGCCTATTCAAGACGGTATGGACAATCCAAAGACCGAGCTTGCATTTAGAGTTCCAGCCTCAAAGATTACAAGAAGGAACATGGACGATGAAAAGACTGAAGAGATTGATGGTCTTGATACTACGATTGACTGGAAGAATACTGCTGACAATAGTTATGACGGTGAAAAATTACTCTTACTAGTTCATGACGAATCTGGAAAATGGGAGAAGCCTGAAAACATATTAAACAATTGGCGTGTAACAAAGACCTGTCTTAGGTTGGGATCAAAGATTGTTGGTAAGTGTATGATGGGATCAACGTCAAATGCATTGTCTAAGGGTGGTGATAATTTTAAGAAACTATTTAACGATAGTAACCCTGCATCACGATCTGCCAATGGTCAGACCAAGCAGGGATTGTATTCTTTATTTATACCAATGGAATGGAATATTGAGGGATACATTGATAGGTATGGATGGCCAGTTTTTGAAGATCCAAAAACACCAGTTATTGGAATGGACGGAGAAAAAATAACCAACGGTGTTATTACTTGGTGGACAAACGAGGTTACTGCATTGAAGTCTGATGCTGACGCACTAAATGAATTTTATCGACAGTTTCCAAGGACGGAGTCTCATGCATTTAGGGATGAGTCAAAGCAGTCATTGTTTAACTTAACAAAGATATACCAGCAGATTGACTATAACGACTCATTAATAAAGGATAGGGTCTTAACTAGGGGTTACTTTCACTGGAAGGACGGTAAGCCAGACACAACTGTTGTATGGACCCCAGATCAGAAGGGTAGATTTCTTGTTTCATGGATACCAGAGCAAAACAAAAGAAACAACGTAATAGACAGGAAGGGATTAAAGTATCCTGGAAATGAAAACATTGGCTCGTTTGGGTGTGACCCGTATGACATATCTGGTGTTGTAGGTGGTGGTGGATCGAATGGTGCTCTTCATGGAATGACTAAGTTTCACATGGAAAATGCACCAACAAATGAATTTTTTTTAGAGTATATAGCACGGCCTCAGACAGCTGAGATATTCTTTGAGGATGTTCTTATGGCATGTGTATTTTATGGTATGCCGATACTAATTGAGAACAATAAGCAACGACTACTGTATCACTTTAAAAATAGAGGGTACAGACCATTCTCAATTAATCGTCCAGACAAGCACTACAGCAAGCTCTCTAAGACAGAGATAGAGCTCGGTGGTATACCTAACTCATCTGAGGATGTAAAACAAGCCCATGCGGCAGCTATTGGCTCTTACATTGAAGAATATGTTGGTCTGGATCTTGAGGGAACATACCGTGACCAAGATTCTATGGGGTCTATGTATTTTACAAAAACCCTTGAAGATTGGGCTAGGTTTGATATAAACAACAGGACAAAGCACGATGCCTCAATTAGCTCTGGTCTTGCAATTATGTCTATAAAAAAGTACATTGTTAACCAAGAGAAAACAAATACAAAAATAAGTATTAAATTTGCAAGATACGATAACACAGGCAACCGAAGCGAAATAAAAAAATAATGGATAAACCATCAGTCTTAATACAACAAAGATCATTCCCCAACCAGAACGCAACAGATGAAGAAAAAGCAACAATTGAATATGGCTTAAAGGTAGCAAAGGCGATTGAGGGAGAGTGGTTTAAAAAAAATACAAATAGTTGTAGGTTCTACAATCAATGGGGCAATTACCATACACTTAGATTATACGCTAGGGGTGAGCAGCCAGTTCAAAAATATAAAAACGAGCTTTCTATAGATGGAGACCTGTCTCACTTAAATCTTGATTGGTCACCAATACCTATTATTCCAAAGTTTGTTGATATTGTTGTTAACGGAATGTCTGACAGACTATTTACAATTAAGGCTGAGGCTCAGGATGTTATGTCTGCTGAACAAAAGAATATGTTTCAGGACATGATCGAGTCAGACATGATCGCAAAAGACTTCCTTAATCTAACTAAGTCTGAATTTGGAGTTGATGCATTTAATATTGATCCAAATGAATTGCCAGAAAACGATGAGGAATTATCGTTGTACATGCAACTTAAGTATAAGCCTAGCATTGAAATTGCTGAAGAAATAGCAATAGACACTATACTTAAGATGAATGAATATTCAGAAATAAGAAGTCTTATCGATTACGACATGACTACAATTGGTCTTGGTGTAGCAAAGCATTCATTTTTAATTAATGATGGTGTAAACATTGAGTATGTAGACCCTGCTAACTGGATACATAGTTATACTGAAAAGCCTGATTTTTCTGACTGTTATTATTTCGGAGAGGTAAAGATGGTCCACTATACTGAACTAAGAAAGATCAATCCAAACTTAACAGATGAAGAATTAACTGAGATAAGAAACGCTAGTTCTGCTTGGTATGATTATTTTCCAATAATAAAAACGTATCAGGACGATGCTTTTTTAAATGAAGTAGTAACACTTCTTTATGTTAACTACAAGACAGACATGAAGTTTGTTTGGAAGAAAAAAATATTAGAGAACGGTGGCGAAAAGGTAATAAGAAAAGATTCATCATTTAATCCTCCAGTTGAGGAAGGAATGATGTACGAGAAGATAGAGTCTGTTAAGGATGTATGGTACGATGGTATATTAGTTGGTGGATCTAACAAGATGATAAAGTGGGAGATGATGAAAAACATGGTCCGACCAAAGTCAGCTTCACAGAACGCTATGCCTAATTATATTGCATACGCACCTAGAATGTATAAGGGTAATGTTGAGTCTCTTGTTAAGAGAATGATACCGTTTGCCGATCAGATACAATTAACGCACCTTAAGCTACAACAAGTAATGTCTAGAATTGTTCCAGATGGAGTCTTTATTGACGCTGACGGAATAAATGAAGTTGACTTGGGTACAGGTGCAGCATACAATCCAGAAGATGCATTAAAGATGTACTTCCAAACTGGTAGTGTAATAGGAAGAAGCTATACTCAAGATGGTGATTTTAATAATGCTAGAATACCTATTCAAGAGTTAAACACAAATAGTGGTCAGTCTAAGATGGCTGCACTTATTGGTAACTACAATCATAAT